GGTACGCCCCGGAGCCGGCCCACGTCCCGGCCGCCACCAGGAGTTCTGCTCGACGCACAGGTTCCACACGAACCGGGCATGGGCGCAGTGCAAGTCGCGCATGACGGCTTCGTGCGCGGGGCGCGGGTACAGTCGCTCACGATTCGCCATACGATACTTCCACCTGCACCGGGTCTCAGTAGTCGGTGTGGGCAGGCCCGGTTTGGTGCTGAAGACACCTGCCGGGCCGCCTGATGTTCCAGGGAAATCCTACCGCAAGCCGCTGACATTTTCGCGTAGCCGCATCGTGCGCTGCACTTTCTCGGTACCGAGAGGCGGTGAGCGGTTATCGCGTCTCAAGCGGCAATTCTGAGAGCTGCCCGTGCCGTACCGGGCGGCGCTCGGCCCACTCCCCCGCCGCAGGGTGCGCAGATCGGCATGGGCGAGATCTCCCCGCTGGTCATGCAGCTCTCAGAGGAGGCTGGATACTCCCGCGCCTACGGCCCCTTCATGCCGCGGCCGGCGCGGACATTCACCCAGGGGGCCTTTGGGCCATTTTCGCCTATTTTGCCGGTTCCGGTTGATGAACCGCCACCGGGCGGCGACCTGGCCGATCCTCGCCGCTTTCAATATCTTCCGGGTTACAACCTGCCAACCGTCCCTGGTCAGGACGGGTATCGGCTGGCGTCGTTCTCCACGCTGGACTCGCTCAGCCGACTCCACTCGATCACGCGGACCTGTATCGAGCGGCGCAAGTCGGCCATCGCGGGCCTGGAGTGGGACATCGTGCCCACCAAGGAAGCCGCGAAGGCGTACTCCGGCTCGCATTCCGCCATGAAGGACTTCGGGGAGCGCCGGGCCGAGGCGGTCAAGTTCTTCAGCAAGCCCGACCCGGATTACGACGACTTCGGGAGCTTCCTGTCCGCCCTGCTTGACCAGGTGTTCGTCTATGACGCGCTATCGGTCCTGCTCAAGCCAAAGCGCGGACGAGGCCTCGGGAGAGGGGTTCTCGGCTCGGAATTGGACTGCATTGAGCTAATCGATGGCGCGACAATTCGGCCGCTACTCAATCTGGCCGGCGGAAGGCCGCGGCCCCCGGCTCCGGCTTGGCAGCAATTTTTGTTCGGAGTTCCCCGCTGTGACATCGGGGCCATGTGGGATAATCGCGATATCGAGGAGGCTGGACTCAAGGGGTACGAGGGGCCGGCATTCACCACGGATCAGCTTATGTACCGGCTCGCAGTTCCCCGGGTAAACTCGCCTTACGGCTTTTCTCCCGTCGAGATGGCGCTCATCGTCATCATGACTGGCCTGCGGAAACAAGCCTATCAATTGGAGTACTATTTAACGAGGGAACCGTACCCGCCGTTTTTCTGAGCCCTGGCGACGTGAACATTACGCCCACCCAGATAAGGGAATTGCAATCCGCGATAAACGCGTACGCGGGCGACACTGCATGGCACCACAAAATTCTGGTGACCCCGCCCGGCGCACATGTCTTCCCGATGCGCCCGACCGACCTCGCGGACCAATTCGATGAATTCTTGGCTAACGAGATCGCGATGGTTTTCGACGTTGACCCGATGGCCCTCGGAATTATCCCGAACGTCTCGACAACCGTGTCGCCATTCGCGGCTAAGGAAATGGCGGCGAGTTCGAAGACGGTCCACGAACGCACGTCGACTAAGCCGCTGCTGAAATTCCTGATCTCAATCGCTCACGCCGTTTTGCATAGAGTGTGCTCGCAAGATGACATGAAGTTCACGTTCGCCGGCCTGGACGAGGCCCAGGACCAGGCCGCACAGACGGACCTGCTCGTCAAGCAGGTGCAGAACGGCATGATCTCGATCGATGAGGCCCGCGAGGAACTCCAGCGCACGGCCTGGGGCCTGGATGAGACCTCGGGCCCTCTGGTTTTCACGCAGATGGGACCAGTGCCTCTCAACCAGATCATCCAGATGCTCCACCAGCAGCAGCCGATGCAGACGGGCCAGAACGCGGCAGCGAACGCCTCGGGTGCCGTAGCCGGGACAGCGGGGGGCAGCACGCAGTCCCGCGCCGTCCACCATCCCCCGTCGTCGCGCCCTGTGGGTACGCATAACCCGCGCCTAGGCTTGCCCTCTGGCGCTCCCGCTGGTCCCGAGTTGCCCCCGGAAGGTCCCGGCCGCCGCGTGTCCGACACGCCGGCGCACACCGCAGCCCGAGCCCATTCTGCCGCATCGAATACGGGGAAGAAAGCCGCAGGTACCGGGGTTGCGGAGCGTCCTCCGGCCCGTGCGGTGACAGCGGAACTGGAAGCCCTTGCGCGGCACCTGAGGCGATGCCGTAACATCTCGGAGTGGAAGCCGAACTATCTCTCCGGTCAGGTCATGGCCGTGATCGCCGAGGACCTGACGAAGGGTATCGGCGTTGATGAGGTCATCCGCTCAGCCCTGACGATCGCGCTCCCCGCAGGTGAGTACGAGTGGACGGATAAGGCTTCCCCCTCGCCGCAATCCCAGTCCCAGCAGCAATCCCAGCAGAACCAGACGCCCGCGCAGCAGCAGGCGCAGGCTCTCGCGCAGAAGTACGCGGCGCGGATCCGGCAGGTCTTCAGTGCCGTGGCGAAGGCTGCGGCGTCCCTGATCCGCCAGTGGCTCCAGGGTGTCCTGGCGGTCACTGCGGCGGGTCTCGCGGCGATGATCGCGGCCCTCCTGGCGAAACGCCTGGGCCCGGTGCTGAGGTCCCTGTGGCGGGATGCGTGGGCTGCGGGCCGCCGTTCCGCTGCGGATGTTCTCGGTACCGCGCCGTCAGGCAGCGATGAGATGGCGTTCAGCGCGTGGGCCGACTCTCATGGCCGCGACTGGCTAGAGCAGATCGTCACCACCCATGAGGACGATGTTACCGCAGGTCTGGCCGAGGGCGCTAGGGCCGGCGAGGACGCGCAGACGATCGCATCGAAGCTCGGGGACTGGCTTGACGCGGCCGGCCGTTCGGTGCTGATCGCGGTCGACCAGGTGCAGCGGGCGCTCACCGCGGCCATGATGGCCGTGGCGCGCAAGCTCGGCGTGGTGGAGAAATTCTGGCAGACACGCGACGACGCCAAGGTGTGCAAGGTCTGCCGGGCGAACCAGGATGAGGGCTGGATCGGCTTCAGCAAGCCGTACGCCACGGGGTTCCTGGAGCCCCCGGCGCATCCCCGGTGCCGCTGTGAACCACGCTTCCGCGTACGGCTGAACCCGCAGGCGCAGAAGTCCGCCGGCCGCCGGTACGTAGATCTCCCCGGACAGGAGTGGTGGCCCGCAGGCTCTTACCCCCACGGTCCCGCCATGGGCGGCGGGGGGGCAATGCATTCGGCTCACGACGCCGATGACATCCAGCAGTACATCCCTGGCGGGGTTCCCGGCATGACGGCAGGCGGGGAACCGCCGCGGTGGGACGGTGACGAGCCGGACCCGGTTGTCTCCTCCTCGCCGCAGACCGTCTCGGCGGGGCGGGGTAACGTGCAGACCCGTGGCGGCGGGACTGTCAGCGGCCCGTACGGGGACTTCTCCGACCGGACGCACGTTCACGTCCCCGATGACCACGACGACGCCCAGTGGCCCGGTGAGCGCGCCGTAGGGCCCGTTGCGGGGCGGTCGTGGCCGATGCAGGGGTACATGGGGGGCTACTGGCCGCAGGGCGGTCACGGGACCGCTCAGGCTCCCGGAGGGCCGGTCGCGGGAGGCACCGACAGGGGCAGGGCACCGAACGCGTGGGGTAAGGCGTCGGGCTACAGCCTGAACCCGCGCTCAGGGATGATCTCCCTGGACCTGCCGGAAGGAACGATCGACCCGGTTCCGGGCGGCGTGGATGACCACCACATCACCATTTGCTACATCGGACCCGACATCGATGATGGTGCGTTTGCGCTGGCGTGCCTGCGGGCGCAGCAGGCGGCGGCGTCACTACCCGGCCCTCTCGCCGGCGTGATCTCGGGCCTGGGTACGTTCGAGCCCTCGGACAGCAGCGACGGGAAGGTCCCGGCTTGGGCCGGTGTCATGCTTCCCGGTGCCGAGGTGCTCCGCGAGGCGCTGGCCGACCTGTCCGCGAGCGAGCACCGCGACTGGCATCCGCACGTGACGCGGGCATACCTGGAACCCGGCGAGCCGATGCCGGATCCGCTGCCTCCCGTGCCGGTGACGTTCACGCACCTGTCAGTGCACCGCGGAGACCAGGTGGAGCGCTATCCTCTCGGCGCTCCGCCTGCCACGACCATCAAGGCCCCGGCGGAAGATGACGAATCCCGCCTCGTGTGGCTGCTGCTGCGCGCCCGCGGCGATGACGGCAAGTACCGTTTCCTGCTCCAGCAGCGGACGGACGGCGCGTGGGGAATGCCCGGCGGCCGGCCCCATGTGGGGGAGGACCCGTGGAAGGCGGCCGTCCGCGAGGCCTCCGAGGAGATCGGGGAACTGCCCGCGCTCCGTCAGGTCCGGTCGTTCCATCACGTGGAGGACGACGGCGAGACCCAGGTGTTCCTGTGGCTGTGCGACGTGCCGTTCTTCCACCCGGAGCTCAACGGGGCGACGCCGGAGGAGACGCAGGGGGCTGCGTGGTTCCGGCGCCGGGAGATCGGGGACCTGGACCTGGCCCCGAAGTTCCGGGAGGACTGGGAGCACGGCATCGACCTGCGGGAGCATGTCACCAAGGGCGCAGCCGACCTGTCCGACCCGAACCCGGTAGAACCTACCCACATCCTTTCGGTCATGAGGGCCAACTTCCCGGAGTCCTCGCTAGGCTGGG